AGCAGTGATGTACCCAGAACATGAGACAGTAAAGTCATTACTGATTGATGAAATCAAAAGTCATGGTGATACCTATGAATTTCAAAAGGTAGATGCACACGCCAAAGGACTAGAACATTTTGATTACTATTCACCTCTATCAAGTGATAAGTATAAAGATTTTAGAGAGTGGATAGAGAAACAGGCAGAGATATATGCACAGGATATATTAGGTTATGAAACATCAGACTTTTTATTAACAGATAGTTGGTTAAATGTGTGTGACTCAGGTGGTAAACAATCGCCTCATTTTCATATAAATGCCGCTATATGTGCCTTATATTATATTAACTTTGATGATGAAGTTCACTCGCCAACATATTTTTATCGTCCTAACGATAGTATGAATTTTCCTGATTACTTTGCATATATGTTGACAAACCAAAAAGAAACAAAGTATAATTATATCAATGAAGTGGTTGGAGTTGAGGGTTCGTTGTTACTGTGGCCTGCTAACACCTGTCATGGATATACAACCAACTATGGCGATAATCGTATAACAGTATCCAGTAATTTGATGCCTAGATATATTAATGACGTTAGAATTGAACCTCTAACAAAAGAAGAAAGACACACTGCCATGACTACGTTTAGGTCTGGTAAACTATGGGATTATCCTCTATTATAATATGGAAGTCGTAAACATACTACCAACACCTGTTGCTATCATACCTTGCCCATTCCACGACAAGGTAAAGGAAAACATATTGACAGAGATAGAAGAACAAAAGTTAAATCAGTTATCATATAACACAAACTCAAGAGCATTGTCACATATAGGACACTATTCTGTTTTACAGAATGATGTTAAGTTTGGTAGATTTAGAAATTGGTGTGAACAACAGGCAGAATATTATGCAAAAGAAATTAAAGGCGATTATATACAGGAGACAGTACAAGTAACTGATAGTTGGATAAATGTAGCAGAAAAAGGTGGTTATCAGCACCCACATTACCACAGTAATTCATATCTATCTGCTGTATATTATGTGAACTATGATAATGAAAAACATATCAGTACAAACTTTACCAGAGAGGAGAGTCTATATTTTCCCTCGATGCCCGCTCTACAATTAATGAGAAAAAAATACACGCCTCATAATCAAGATAATGAACTTATCGTGAATGAAGGCGAGTTGATAATATTCCCTGCACAGATCATACATGGATATGATGATAACCAATTCCAAGATAGAGTTACATTATCAATGAATATGATGCCTACAATAGTGACAAATGGCGACTATGGTTGGCGATGTGTCAATCTGAACAAAGCAGAGAGAGAAAAGGCATTTGATACAAAAGAAAATTTAGACTTGACAAAGGAATAATATAATGCCATAATAGGATATGGGAAACAAAATGATCTTAGTTATCATTTTTGTTTCTCGCACCCTATTATAATACTATGGATAGACTAGGTTCAAAACCATACTCAATGCACAATCAAGGTATGAGGCCTGCCCTAAATCAAATGGGCAGAAGTGTGAGTACGGCATCAAAGTTTGGTATCGGTTTCGCTTTGGGTATGCTTTTTTACCGATTCAGTAGTGGACAGTTGAAGAAGTGGCACACTACCGATTGCGTTGATACTGACAGTACAGTATTATAAGAATATGAGAGGGAAGGTTTTGTGTTTGTTACCTTCCCTTTCCTTTTTTACAACAAACATTAATTATCATGCCTAAATTGACAAACGCAATTCAAAAGACAGAAGTTCTTAAGTGGACACAGGAACTATGTAGATGCCTAGAAGCACAGTACAGGAACTATTCGTTGAGATATGTTATGGATAGTCAGAATGGCAGTGACAAGTATCTACAGGAGAGGGCAAGAAAAATTGAGAATGATGAAGAGTGTATCAAATTCACTATCACATCAGGTAAGAAGTATCACAAAATCATACAAAACGATTTCAGAAATGGTAAGTATGAGAGTGCAGGCGTACACGCTTTTGTTGACAAAACAACAGGAGAAGTTTACAAACCTGCTTCATGGCGTGCTCCTGCTAAACACGTTAGATTTGATATGAGAGATCAAAACCAACGTGAGTATATGTATGCTCATTGCGATTGGGCAGGCGGTTATCTCTACATCAGATAATCATGCCTAAGGTACTAACTACAGGTAGGATATTAGGTTCATCACTCGTTATTGTAGCATACTTCGTTATACTACACTTATCAGTAAGAGTAGGAACAATGATACATTTAACATCTTGCCTATTGAGTATCCCTTTCTATGCAAAGGTTAAATCTTATGATGTGGTAGTTATGCTCTCATTCATGTGTTGTATATCTATTTCTAAATTTATTGCCCTAAATAACTAAAAAGATAAAATTATGGTTTACGATTCACTTACTTCAGATACAGAGACACTAACTAAAGTTAAGTTGCAACAAGTTGATAGACTAAAGAAACAACTAAATGGTGCAATGAGAACTATAGGCAATCTTGACGAGAGATTGACAACACTAGAGTCTATGGTTCATGCTGCCCTACTCAAACAGCAAGATGATATTAAGGCACTTATTACTGAGATCAATGCCCTTAAAGGTAAGGCAGACTATGAAAAGGCATCAAGTAAATTTGACATGGACGCTAAACCCGCCGACCCGACAGGAGCGCCACCAGTTGGATAACTGACACACAACCCCTTGCGAGGGGTTTTTTTATTCCCTATACTATGTTTATTGAAACAACTACACTATGAAACTTAGAGATCATCAGACAGAGATAATCCAGACTATGCAACACAAATGTGGTCAGATTCTTGTGCCCACAGGTGGTGGTAAAACAATGTGTATGATTATGGACGCTAAATGGCGGTTCAGTATGCCCATACCACAGACTATAATTGTTGTTGCTCCTAGAATCCTACTCGCTCAACAGTTATGCGAGGAGTTTCTTGAGCATATTGATAATGTCGAGGTGCTTCATGTTCATAGTGGAGAGACAAACTATATTACTACCACTAATCCAAAGAAAATACAAGAGTGGCATCATAACAGTACAAAGAATCAGTTGATCTTTACAACATATCATTCACTTCACAGAATCAGACAAGATGTTGAAGCGGATACAGTATATTATGACGAGGCACACAATTCAGTTCAAAAGAATTTCTTTGAGAGTGTCAAGGATAGGTCTAACATTACTAGAAGAAAGTTTTACTTCACTGCTACACCTAAACATCATACATCACAGGAGCGTGGTATGAACAATACAAAAGTGTATGGTCAAGTGATTGCACAAATCCCTGCCCCAGAGTTGATTGAGAAGGGTTATATCGTGCCTCCACAGATTAAGACTAGAAACTTTAATGTTGGTTTCTATGAGAGTGTAGAGGAGATAGACAAAGAAATGATACTTGATGCTCTTGACAATGAGGAGAGCATGGACAAAGTATTAGTCACTGCTAAATCTACTACCAATATTCACAAATTGATTACTAGAACAGACTTTCAGAGTGAGTGCCATGCTCGTAAGTATAACGTGATGTGGATTACATCAAAGTATGGTGCTATCATCAATGGTAAGAAAATCACTCGTAAGACATTTTTCAATTTGATGAACAAGTGGGGCAATGACCCAGACAAAAAGTTTCTATTGTTTCATCATTCTATCCTATCAGAGGGTATGAATGTGTCAGGTCTAAACGCCTGTATTCTATTGAGAAATCTTGATCTAATCACTATGGCACAAACTATTGGTAGAGTCATCAGACTACATAAAGAAGATGCAAAGAGAATCAGTACAGGTGCCTTGAAACCTTGTGTCAATGGTACTGGATACGTCAAACCATTTGGCAAGATGTTTGTACCAGTTTACAACAATGTTGGTATTGGTACAGAGCGCCGTCTCAATAGTGTTGTTGATACTATTTTCAACAAAGGAGAGGCACAGGTATCGTTATCTAACAGAAAATAGACAACGATACCAATTTGTAGTATAATTAAACTATCCAAAGGTCACTAAAATGCACCAAATTGACAAAATCAGACTTGAGTGTCTTACTACTATGGAAGATCACTATGCTACTAGAATTGAACACTTAATTGATGAACAATTACTAGAGGAGGCAGAATCATTATGCCATGAAATGTCAGTAACAGCAGAAGATTTCCTACAAGATGATCTATTCTTAGATGATCTAACCGAGTGGACAGAATCAGAATTGAAAGGCATCTATTTTACAGACTTAAATGACATTGACATAGACAATGGATAAAGAAGAGCGTCAAACTAAAAAAGATTTAATGAAGATAGTTTATCCTAATCATTTAAAATTTTTGAAGAAACTTAAATCAGAATTGAAAAGAGATAAGGGCATCAAACCAAGAAGAAAACAACGTAACAATTACAAACACAAATGAGTGTTCAATCTCTAAATCTATTCTCAATGCCCATAGCAAAGTTTGCTGTGGACAAGTGGGAGAGCAAAAAAGATAAGTTGTTAGAACTTATCAGTTTTGAGGGTTGCGACATAGTAGAGTGTCAAACAGACTACTACAAATATAATACTGTATCGCCTTACTTAAAGGATTTTGTAAACATACTTACATCAGACCTAGATGGCGTAGTAGAATATTATACACAGTTATTAAGTGATAGATATAGAGGAGATTGCCCCTGCGATAGTGTAGATAAATGGCAACTATGGTCACAGAGATACACTAGAGGACAATATCATGGTGCTCATAATCATGGTTTAATGAATATATCATGTGTATTATATGTTGAATTTGATGAAAAAGAGCACTTTCCGACTACATTTTATAGTCCATTTCCTGACCCTTACTATGG